CAGAATGGCAAAAGAATTTGAAGATGACACGATTCAAGCACCATTTGAGAACCGGGCTTCCGCTGCCAGAATCGGTGAAGGTTCATTCGTATCTTGGAACACTTCCAATGGTCGCGCCAAAGGCAAAGTTGAAAAGGTAGTGACCAAAGGTCAAGCAAAATCTTCTGAAGGTTATGTCTTGGAGACCACTCCAGATGCTCCAGCATTCATGATCCGAATCTACAAAGAGCAGGGAAATGGTTGGGTTCCAACGGATGTCACAGTGGTTCACAGACCAGACATCCTCACAGTTATCACAGCACTTCCAGCTCCACGCTCGGAGGAAATTGACATGATCGAACAGAGAAAAGCAATGGCAACTGCAGAGCGCATCACGATGACTGCCGAGGTTCGAGCAGTCGCAACCAAAGATGGCTCATTGAAGATCGGTGGATATGCCGCAACTTTCAACAGTGAAGCAACTGGATTGAACTTTCGTGAAGTTATCGCTCCGGGCGCATTCACTCGCGCTCTAGCATCAAATGATCCAGTCTTCCTCCTTGTCAATCACGACATGGAAGGAATTCCGCTGGCATCAACGCAATCTGGCACTTTGAAACTTCGCCAAGATAACACTGGACTCTATATGGAAGCCACTCTTGATCCGGCAAATCCAAAGGCTCAGGAATTATCATCAGCACTTCGCCGGGGCGATATGGACAAGATGAGCTTTGCATTCACAGTTTCCCCAGATGGTCAGACTCGTGATGAGGGACTCCGAACCATTCAAGACATTGAGCGACTCTATGAAGTCTCAGTTGTCACACTTCCTGCCTACGACTCCACATCAGTTGGAATGCGTAAGGCAGATGAACCTGATCTTGAACTTGCCAAGCGCAAGTTGAAGCTCAAGGTCAAACAGTATTCCTTGACGAAACTCAAGGCATAAGCCTCGGCGCATCAGCCCTGACGCTTCACAAAAAACTAATCCAAGAGAGGAGACACACAATGTCTCTAGCAACAAAGCTCAAGGAGCAGCGCGATGCATTGGTCACAGAAGTTGAAACAACTCTGGCAACCGATGAAGTGAGCGCAGAAGCTCTGGATGCCGCATCAGCAAAGCAGGAAGAAATTGCTGCACTTGATGAGCGCATCGCAACCGCCGAAAAGGTAGAAACTCGCACAGCAGCAATCGCAGAATCTCGCAAGGAAGCAGGAGTCAAGACATTTGGTGGCGCAGTAGTTACCAAAGAGACAATGACTTATGACAAAGATGGTCGCAATTCATTCGTTCGTGACATGATTGGCGCACATCTTCGCAATGATTCAACTTCGTGGGAACGCCTAACACGCCACTCACAAGAAGTCTCAATTGAAACACGCGACATCAACCGCACAGACACATCAGGCGGCGATCTGGTTCCACCACTTTACCTCATAAATGAATACGCCGAATTTGCTCGTGCAGCAAGAGTGACAGCGGATCTTTTGACAACTATGGCATTGCCAGCAGGAACTGACAGCATCAACATTCCTCAAATTACAACAGGAACATTGGCTGCTTTCCAGTCTTCTGATAACTCAGCAACAACAACTCGAGACATGGTCACATCCACTGTCACAGCGCCAGTTCGCACAATCTCCGGATATGAGAATGTCTCAATCCAGCTTGTCGAACAATCTCCACTTGCTGGCGGTCTTGATCGTCTTGTCTTTGGTGACTTGATGGCTGACTACGCTTTACAGCTCAACACAGCAGTGGTTGGAACTGGCGATGGAACTTCAGGAACTCTCAAAGGTCTCGTGACTTTGGGAACTGACTCCACCAACGGAATCCCAGTCACATGGACTGAAACAACTCCAACAGCAGTCAACGGCGCAATTGCAATCGCCAAGGCGATTTCAAAGGTTGTCACCAACCGTTACAAGGCAGCAGAAGCAATTGTCATGTCTCCATCAGTCTGGTACTGGTTCGCTTCTCAGGTTGACTCGCAGAATCGCCCATTGGTAGTGCCAACAACTGGCGCTTCACAGGCATTCAACTCTGCTGGAACAGTTACCAATCCCGGCGCTCCTGCTGGACTTGTTGGAACAATCCAAGGCGTTCCAGTCTTCATTGATGCAACCATGACAAAAACTTATGGCGCATCAACGAACCAATCTCCAATCTTGGTTGGAAAGTTCAGCGATAGTTACCTGTTCGAAACTGGGTTGAAGACAAGGGTTTTGCCTGATGTCCTCTCTGCCAATTTGACGATCAGATTCCAAGTTTACGGATACGCAGCTCTCGCTCACAGATATGCAAAAGCAGTTTCAGCAATTACTGGAACAGGCACAGTCGCTCCATCTGGTTACTAATAGCCAGAGCCTTGGCGCTGATCCCATCACTTGATGGGGTCGGCGCTTTGGCGCAATAACAATTCCACAGGGGGAATTTATGAAATCGCTTTTCTTAGAAGGAATGCAATCAGCAAGAGAGATTGTTCAGAACAAAGGTCTTGCCCATCTTGATCAGATAATCAAGGAACTTGAAACAGAATCCATTGAGACAACTGCTCTGGATCCAGAGGTTGAAACACGATGAAGGTGAAAGATAAAATCTGCATCGGAATGGTCAACAACGGAACAATTGATTCAATGCTCGCGCAAGACTTGATTCACATCGCCATTCATCCAAGTAACAAATTCCACAATCTTGTTCAAGTGGGAAATATCGGGCTGACAACTCGCTCACGCAATCTTGTGGTCAAGACTTTCCTTGAGACAACTGATGCCGCTTGGCTTCTGATGATCGACTCAGATGAGAGACTTTCCACAGATAACTTCATGAAGCTGGTCGATGCCGCACATGACAAAGATCGACCAATCATCTCTGGCTTGGTCTTCGCCGCATTCTTTGACAATGATGATTCACTGAGACCAGTTCCTACAATTTACAAAATGAGCGATGAGTCTGGACTTGAAGCCATCGATGCTTATCCGATCAATGAGATCATTGAAGTTGATGCAGTTGGAACTGGATGTCTCTTGATTCATCGAGATGTTTTCCTTGAGATGCAGAAGCAAGCAACTCCCAACCAAGGCAAAGACTGGGCTTGGTTCGTTGAGGGTGCAATAAATGGAACTTATTTTGGAGAAGATTTGCTCTTCTCAAAACGCTTGAAATCTATGGGATACAAGATCCATGCCCACACTGGCGCAATCCTTCCCCATCATAAACAATTTTGGCTTGATCATCGCCACCACCAACCAATGCGCGATCATGCAATCCAACAACTCAAAGCATCAGCTTCTGAAGAACCCCTGACTTCTGAAGCTGATGCCCAACTAATCAAGGAGTGACTTATGGCGCTGAATGGTTCTTATGATTTGGGCGATAAGGTATATCTTTCTTGGAATACCGTTGATTCATCTGGAGCAGCAGTCAATCCGGGAACCGTCACTCTCAACATCACTCTTCCAGATGCAACCACTGTCTCAGTCACCACTTCCACATCTGTCACTGGAACTTACACTGGATCTTATCAACCAACTCTAGTTGGAAGACACATCTTGGCATGGTCAGCAACTGGATCCTATCCTCAAGCCTTCTCCGACATCTTTGAAGTTCGAGACATCAACGACATTGGAATTGTTGGCTATGACGAAGTGTTGGAATTCCTAAACATCCCAAGCGCTAGCGCCAATGAAAACGAAGTTCGGCGCTTCATTGATGCCTCAACTGATCTCGCTGAAACTTATGTTGGACAGGTACTAGGTCGCAGAACTTACACATCAGAACTTTATGATGGCGGCGGTGAATTCATCCGCATCAGAAATCCCAAGGCAATCTCAATCTCTTCAGTCTATGAAAACGACTCTTTGGTATCTTCCAGCTCATACGCTCTCGATTACACAGGACAAAGACTTTATCGAATCGGATCTGGTTCGCTCTACGCAACGAACTCGTATGGCTACTGGGCGCAAGGGATGAACAACCTTTCCATCACTTATGTCGCAGGTTATGTGAACCCACCAATGAGCGCCAAGCAAGGTGTCTTGGAGATCATCCGGCATCTCTGGCAGACACAGCGTGGGGCAATCAATGTCATGAGTCGCACCAACTCAGGTGATGAACTTTATTCAACTCCCACTTATTCATTGCCAAGAAGAGCGATGGAACTTCTGGATCCAACCTCCTTCCCCGGATTGGCATAATTCATGGCAACATCAACCATGCCAGCTTTCATCAATGCAGTCGTGACAGCTCTCAAGAGCGCATCATCTCTTTCAGGAATCCGCATCTTTGATGGAATTGAAATTGATATGTCATATCCCGGGGATGCGATAGCAGTTGGACATGATGGGAATCTTGATGGTGACGAAGTTGCCGCATCCTCCATCCGTCAGGAATACCGACCACTTGGAGCCATCAGCAAATTTGAACATGGAATGCTCAGTTGCTTCCTATGGTCAGCAAATGGGACAAGTGACATCGCCACTCGAAGAACTCAAGCCTTCACGCTCCTTGGGAATGTTGAAACAGTAATCAGATCAGATGTTTCATTTGCTGGGCTAGTTCAATTCTCAGCTATGGAGCAAGGTGAGATTCGATACCGACAAACAACAAATGGAGTCGGCGTTGGAATCCTTTTCACAATCTCTTATCAATCCAGAATCTAGGGAGCAATCATGATCACAATCAAAAACATCTCGCCGCTTGGCGATCTCATCATCCCAGCTCTGAACAATTTGATTGTCAAAGCAGGGGAGACGGTAGAAGTTTCAGATGAAGCAGGGGAATCACTTTTGGATCAATCAAGCAATTGGACTTTGCTCAGTGGGTCAAAGTCAGTTTCAAAAGATCCAACCCCAACAACCGCGCCGGATTCTCCGGCTGCATAGACAAGGAGAATAGCAATGGCAATCGGTTCAGGTATTGGCTCACAATTAGGAATTGCAACAGAGACAACTTTCAACACTCCAGTTACAGTGACCAGATTCTATGAATTCACTTCAGAGAATTTGAACTACAACAAGAAAGTTGCAGTGGGAATGGGTCTTCGTGCCGGAGGACAACTTCCAAGATCCCAGCGAAGAGTTGTCACCACAACAGATGTCAGCGGAGACATTGTTCTTGATCTTCCTACTCGTGGACTTGGATTATTACTCTCGCAAGCGATGGGAACAGCTCCTTCACCAACAACAGTGACAACTGGAGTCTATTCCTACACATTTACCCTTGGCGATGTTTACGGCAAATCTTTCACTGCTCAAGTTGGCGTTCCTCAATATGGTGGAACAGTTACACCAAAGACAATCGGTGGAGCAAAGATCCAAGGCTTTGAATTAGGAGTTGCAGTCGGTGGAATAGCCACTGGAAAATTCATGGTCGATGCAGCATCTTTGACCACTTCAACAGCTTTGGCAACTGCTTCTTATTCAACGACAGGAAACCTGTTCCACTTTGCTCAAGGTGCGATAACAGTTGCAGGATCTTCAGTTGCTAACATCAAAGATTTCAACTTTACTGTGGCGAATACTTTGAAAAATGATCGTTACAATCTCGGAGCTTCTGGAATCAAGGCAGAACAAGTGATCAACGGATTCCGCAAGATCTCTGGAAAGATGACGGCAGAATTCACAGACACAACTCTTCTGGCTGCTTATCTTGCAGATACAACAACAGCCTTGGTGCTTACATTCACAGGAACCACAATTGCTCTTGGTCAATCTGAAAAACTCACCATCACAATCCCTGCTGCGAAATTCAATGCAGACACTCCAAATGTCCCCGGTCCCGGAGTCATTGATCTTGGAATGACATTTGAAGCCTATGATGACGGAACCAACCAGCCTTTGACCATTGTCTATCAGACAGCGGATTCAGCTCTCTAAAATAAGAACAGGGGAAAAAATGTCAGAAAAAATCGAACTATCGGACAACGGCTGGGCAATCCTTAGAGATCCAGCCAATGTTCCAGTCAGATTGCGCCGACCAGTTGAAAAGATGTTGATGGCAGTCGGTAGGGGTCAAGCCAAGGCTGCTTTGGAAGCGAAGCAAGAAGCTCTTGCAAATGCTAAGACTGGGGACACGATTGATCCGTCATCAGTTGCAGCATCAATGGATCTTTCCGTCATCGATCAATTCTATGAACTCAATGATCTGTTGATCATCGCTCGCGTGGAATCATGGTCGCTGGATCTTCCCATTACCGTTGATTCCTTGGGCGATGTCACTCAAGAAGATTATGAGAAGCTCCAGAAATTTGCAGCAAATGATGTGACAAGCATGGTTCCCAATTTTGGATTGAGTAACAACCCAGATTCCCCCACGCCGCCCTCAGGCGAATAGCACGAGCGCTTGAGGGTGGAGTAGTACGCGAACCACTTCCAGATGAATGGAAAACATATCGTCTCTGTACCTTGCTCCATTGCCTCCCTTCTCAACTAGAGGAGGAATCGGCAATGACATTGGACTGGATTCTGGCGATTGATGAAACAGTGAACATCTCAAGAAATAAGATGGCAAATGGAGGATCTTGATGCCCAATTCCTTGCAAGCAATTTGGCATGGAGTCTCTGAATTCAAATCAGTCACCAGAGAAATTGAAGTAAGGGTTGAAAAGGCAACAGTCTCAGCTTTGCGAGTAAATCAAAACAAATTGAAGACAGCAGTTCGTAAGAATCTCAGGAATGAACCCCGTTGGACTCAAAAAGGAAACAACAGAGTCACAGGCGGAAACTATCAAGTACCGGGAACTACTGGTCAAAGAAATTCTCCAAGATCAGGTGGTCCGGGTCGAATGACTGGCGTTCTCTATGCTGGCGTGGGTGCAAAAAAGCCAACTTTGATTGGGAACACATGGATTGGTGGCGTGGGAATTGGCGCTGCTCCCAACAATGTCAAGAAACGACCATTGGAAGCCAAGTTTCCTTATTTCAGATCAGCAGTGGAAAAGGTTGAACCGACCATGCTGGCGAATTATGAAAAAGGCTGGAATAAAGCCGTTGATCGAATGGGAGGAATCATCTGATGTCAATGTTGCCTCCAGTCTTCGTTGAACTAAAAGCCAACATCTCTGAATTCAGCGCCGCAATGGGTGAAGCAAGAGCCGAGATGACTTCCGTTGAAGCCAAAGGAATGTCATCCTTCGATAAACTTGCAGGATTCGGCAAAGCAGCGTTATTTGGATTAGGAATTGCCGCCGTTGGCGTTGGTGTCTTGGGCGTGGAGATGGCTGACAAATTCGAAGTCTCTCATGCTAAATTGGAAACAGCTCTCAAGAACGCTGGCACAAGTTTTGAAGCATTCAAGGAACCTATTGGCAAGGCTCAGAAGCAGATGGAAGCCTACGGGTACAC